AATAATATATCCCTAAAATTTGACGAAGATGCAAACGATAATGTACTATCTGACATACTTTTTTATTTATAAATACCTTGAGAATTTTTTTATAGAAAACATAATTTTAAGAATTTTCTATTTCTTATCCACCAAGTCCTGAGTTTTTGGCCACATATAATTTATCAAATTGTGATTTAATCGTAGGATCTACTATCGCATTTAATACTTTTTTATTAAATTCAGCATCACTTAGTGATGTTCCCCCATCTCCCTTAATAGTTAGAGTATGGTTAACATCACCACTAACCGTTGTTTTTGTTTCCGCGGGACCACCTGTTTTAAATTGTTCAATAAGTGATTGGATTTGTGTTGCAAATGGTGAACTTGGGTCCATTACTATTTGGGTTGGTTGTACACCAAGTGGTGAATATTCTTTAGTTATCATATTAGTAACATCACCAACGGTTTTAATTCCGGCATTTCCGGCACTTTTGACTATATCTCCGGCAATTGAAACTAGACTATCCTTAACCGAAGTTAATGATGTCTCAACCGTTTTCCAAGTTGTTTCACCTTTAAAATATCTTATCATTTCTTGTTCCAAAGGTCCAAGAGTATTTGTTGCGGCACCTCTTACGTTTTCAGTTGTTATGTCTTTAGTTATATTTGTTGCTATTATTGCCTCAGTTTTATTCATAACATTATAAAACCTATCCATCGTTGGTGTTGTTGCCTTACCAAGATCAACCGCAACTTTACTACCAGAAATAGATTTGTTAATTTGTTGTAATGCGGTTAATTGATCTAAAGCAATTTGTTCAATTGTTTTATTTTCATTTGATTGTTGTTCTTTTAATTTAGTAATTTGATCTGCCGTTAAATCTTTAACATTAATGTCATCCATTTTACCCGTTATATCATTTCTAATCTGAAGTACCGCCTCACCACCTTTCATCTGAGACATATTCGCAATTAACATCTTATCTTCTTCAGATGCCGCAAAACTTGGGAATTTAATTTTACTCATCTTCATATCCAAGTCGGCACTCTTAATTGACATATTTGCCAATTCATCAGCATTCATACCCAATAGAGGTGCAATCTCTCTTAACCTACGTTTTGCACCAGGTAAAATTTCAAAACCTGACCCATCAGCCTTTAATTTGGTAAATTCTTTAGATATGTTAATCATTTCTTTTTGTAGTGCCTCAGGGTCATTTTGTGCTAAATCCATCGCCTTTAATGGATCTAATAACGCACTACTTGCAACACCTAAACGTTGTAATGATGCCGATAAATCAATTGCCTTTTCAGGTGACATTAAATCATCCGCTAGTTTGAATGTTTTTTCCATACTAAATCCTAACATAGATGCTTGAGAGGCCATTTTCGCCAAACCTTTAACTCCACTATCAAAATTGAATAGGTTTAATTGTTTTAAATTACTAACAACGTCCGCAGAAACTGCCTTCACATTAACACCAACACTTTTTGCATAATTTGCAACTTCCGCCATTCTGTCACCAACATCATACAATGACATACCAACACCTTTAAATTCCAATGCCATTTTACTTGCACTTACTCCCGCAACATTAGAGGCGGCAGCCATCTCAACAAGTGCTTCTTTTCCTAAAGAAGTATTAACCCCTAAATCTTTAGGAATTTCCGTCATTGCCTTTAACGCATCCGATTCACTTACCCCAAGTTTAATCATTTCAGGTAATGCGTCGGCAATAGTTGTCTTAATTTCAGACATTCTAGCCTGACCAAGACCTAACTCATTAGACATTTCTTGAGCACGATCCCTTAAATAATCAGCACCTTTAAAATTAGTTGGGTCCGCAGCGTCTTTAAAATCTTTAAGTATACCGGCAAAAGTATCCGCACTATTAGAAAGGTCAGTGGTATTATTTACATAGGTTTTTTCAACATCTAAATCACCCTCACCACCACCATATGATTTACTAGTTTTAGTTCCATCAGATTTACCTTTACTATAAGCATTATCAATATAACCTTGAATTTTCTTTAAGTCATCACTACTTAAACCTTTTATGTTGTCTAATTCACCCATTAATAGTTTTTACAATAAATATTTAGGTATTAAGTTTTGGGCGTATTTTCCTCTACTATCTTATCTAGGAGATATCTCCTAATATAGGTTGGAATTTTTAAGAATTCATTATACGACGTTCTTAAAAATTTCGCCAAATAATAAAACTCATCTAATAAAAATTTTGAGTGATTAGAAGAAAGGCCGAAAAAACTCCACCCCAAAGTTGATGATTACATCGACTTTTTCTCCTGACGGGGTGTAAACTGTTTTCCTTAAATCCAATCTCGGTTCGTTTTCTTTAAGGAAATTTCTTATGAACTTAGAATCACCAATTGGCATATTTTGACAAAATACGCTTATTTCATTTTTATCAGGACTACCATTTAATTCTAAAATGGTCTTATTTAGTCTTGTTGTTATTGTAGGTGCAGTATATCCAGCGGGATATGAATCAATTATTTTAGCAATTTCAATTGTGTCATATAAACTTAACATTTTAAGTTTAACATCTACTTTTGATTGTGGTAATTTAACAGTAAATGTACCATCTTCATCAGGTTGTACTTTTGGTTTCGTAAGATTTAATTCATCCAACATAACAGAAGCCTCAAAAGATTGACCGTTACTTGGGTCAATAGTTGTTATTTTATATTCAGGACCAAAGGATGTATTACGTAAAAATAAAAGAATCGCTTCAATATCGCTTTCTAATAATTCTTCAGGTCTAATATCCCTTTCATAAAGTTTATTTCGTAATAAAGGTAATACAACACTTTCATTAATTGATCTTCTTGAATCAATATTCACTAAAATATTTTCATCACTCGCAGTTAAGTAACCAACCTTAACACTTTTCTTTTTAGATTTGTAGAATAAACCACCTGAAGGTAGTGTCACCACATCATGTGGTAAGTTAAAGTCCATTTGCCCGTAAGCAGCCGTATCTTGATCCATTTTTTTTATATTTTTTAATTTATTATTGCACAAAAAACCGTATACACTATAAATGTACACGGTTAATATTAAAAGTAAATTTTTTTAGTATACTAATATACAACGATCCATACGAATATTTGAAGTGATCCCCGCAATCTTATCAGAGTCATATGATAATGAACCACCATCATATCCTGTCAAAAAGGCTCCTTCTAAAATCCATTTTTCAACAACAACTCCCGTTGGGTCTAACATTTCCAAATCAACATTTTTCTTGTATCCTGCAGCATAACCCATACGACCTGTAACAGACTCCGCACATAAACGAATCCATTCCATAACCGCTTGAGACGCTGAAGGTCCGATTGGATCTCTAAACTTAACTGAAATTTCTTCCCAGTTGAATCTACCCGCAACGTATGTCTCAGTGTTCAAGAAAGGAATGTTCACTGAATTAATTTTTAATTTAGGTCTCGAAGTACTCTCCACATACCACTCATTAATACCAAGTGATGATGGGAACCTTAAAATCCAACGGTTTTCGCGTTTAGGTTCGTAAGGAATAGGCATTTTCATTAACAAATCAGCCATAATTATTTATTTTAGTTTTTAGTTTATTTTAGTTTTTATTATAAATATCACGATAATAAAATTTTTCTATTTACTTCCATTTTTTTTGGACATATTCTTATACTAGACCAGACAAACTAGTTAATATAATTTCTTTTGTCCTCCTGCAGTTAAATAAGTCTTTAATATATTATCTTCTTTTTTATCAAAATGCTTCTTCATAGTTTCTACATTTCTTACATCATCATCTGAAAATCCAATAAATGGTGTAAAGTAATTACTAATCTTGTTTTTCATAAATGCCTTTTGTTGTAATGAATGTGATAAATTTCTCACATAACTAACAAATTCTTCCATTGCATTTATTTTACCTTGTTCAGGGTTAGTTGCCGAACCTTCTCCGAAAGACACAGGATGAAAACGACACATATCTAAGTAAGATCGTATTAATTGATCTTTAGATAATTTTTCTTCATCTGCCAAGTCTCTATATTTTAAAAGGTTTTTTGCCAACTGATTTGAATCCAAACCATGTTTGTTTTGTTTAATCAATCTATAAACCGCTTCTTTTAACATTGAAGGTGTATGACCTCTCGCAGTTACAATTGCAAAAATTGATCCATTATTAATTGCTTCCACAAAATCGTTCCAAGCCGGTCCTGTTGGTGATGACATCGCATCTTTTAAGAATTGTTTGTCACCCAATACACCGAAATCTCTGAAAGGTTCTTTATCAAAAGATACTATGGTATGTCCTTCATATTCGAAAGGTTCTTTACCAACATCAGTTCTATATTCCGCAAAATCTTCGGTAGACATACCAACACTATTACCTTCATCGTCTTTAAGATATATCTTTGTTGGCATAAACATAAGGTTATCATCCCAGTCAAATGCATAATATTTCATTACCGGAGTTTTTCTTTCCTCTATAATTTCGTTAATAATTTGTTTAACGATATGTTTATAATAATTTTTCATACATTAATAAATATTAGGTAAATAAAAAAAGGGGAACGAATTCCCCTTTTCCTTTAAATTATTTGTCTGATTAGATATTATCAAACGATGCTCCTGTTGGAGTGATGTAGAATGTTATATCTATGAACTCTAATGAACGAGTTGGTTTGATATAGATTTTACCTACCATTTGATTTCTGTCTAAGTCTTCAGTGTCACTTGAAACCGTAACTCTAAAGTCGTATAAACCTCTATCTCTTCTGATTGCGTCTAAGATTGGATTAACCGCATTTAAGAAGTCTTGTCTTACTTGTTCGTCGTTTTGATCGAATAACAATCTCACAGAAACTGCTGAAATCAATTTACGAGCTTGTAATAATAATCTTCTCACGTTAATTCTATCAAGAGCAGATTCTCTAATTTGAAGAGTTTTGTTACCCCAAATTACCGTACCAACATCAGAGAAGGTTGCAATTGGGTTGATTCTTCCTTGGTAAAGAGTATCTCTATCCTCTTGAGTCAACTTCTTACGTGCTTTGATTGAGTTCACAATACCTCTTGTGTAACCTGCCGCTGCGAACCATGGGAATGCAATGTTATCGGTCAATGCCAAGTTTCTCGTCACCTCAGCCGTTGCTGGAATGTAGATTTGAGTATTGTTTACACTATCACGAGTTAATACCCATGGGTAGTAAGTTGCCGTGTAGTTAGAGTCAATTCCTGTTTGTTCTAAGTTGTCAACCGCTTCTTGTGGGTAGATCAATCCATCTCCACCTGTAGTTGTAGGTAAGAACAAGTTGTAGTCAGGAGTTGTAGTAATATACAATGAGTCAGCTCTGTCGTTCTCAATCATATCGATTGTAGACTCAACTAAGTCACTATTGTTTACATAATCAATACCTGGTGATACAAATAAATTGATGTTAACCGCTTCAGGATTAGAGAATGTTTGGATTCCTAATAAGTAAGCGTAGTAGTCAGTATTTGCGAAACTTTGTGTTCCATCACCGATAGAGATTTGTTTAAATGCTCCCCATCCTGATGCTAATGGATATCTTGGTGAAGGACAAGCCCCGTTCAAGAATCCATTTCTACCAAGTACATATCTGTCTCCGTTTGTTCTATATTCTCTATAAATATCCCACCCGTCGAAACCACCATAGAACATTGTTGTGAATTTTCTTGAGTAAATTCTGTAGTATGGACTTGTTTCATTTGTAGGTTCTTGTTGGAATGTAGCATCACCAACATAGTATTTAGGTGTACCACTTGTTGTAAATCCTGGTCCTATTTCAATAACACTAGCGTCTTTGTCCATGTGGAATCCTCTTGTTTCGTATGACCATTCAAAACCATCAACATTACATAAATCGATTGGTGCACGTTTTCCTTTATATTGGAAGAAGTCAGGGTCAAATCCTACATTGTTTGAGAAACCTAAGTAAGTTCTTCTTACGTTATCACCATTTGATCTGATTGCATCATCATTACCATTTGTGAAACCGAATGGTGGGTTATAAATAATCTCACCTGGGAAGTCATATTTAGTTTTATAAACTGGGAATGGAGGTCTTACACCACCATACTCTCTAAATGCATAACCATCAAAACCACAAGGTAGTGAGTCAACAGGTGCATCCTCGTTCATTTCAACCATAACGTATTTAGAGTTCAATGCGTATTCACCATCTAATGAACCAATTTTCTTAGCAATGAAGTTGTTTTGACTTGGATCCATACTACAATTAGTAAATTTCTCTAAAACAGTTGGGTTAGCATCTGAATCGTAGAAGTCTCTTACTATTACATCAAACGTTCCATTGGAGAATGACATATTAATAAGTGAAACTTTTATTTCAGAGTTTGCTGAATTACCATCAGAAATTGAGTAGAACTTAAATAAGTCAAACACTTTAGTACCTCTTAATTCGGATACAATCCAAGGGGTGCTTGGTGATTGGTATCTATCTAAGTACCATCCAATACTATCTTGTTGCCCACTTTGTGCTGAATCCAACGCAACTAACACAGGACTTAATCCTCTAATGAAACCTTTATTCCATCCATAATTTAATAACGCTTGGAATCTTTCCTCTAAGAATAAAGGAACATTCTTTCTTGGTTTTTGGAAGTTACTTGTACCAAATACTTTAGAAATATACTGTGAATCTGAAGTTGAGAATGAAGTCTCAAATGAGAACAAAGTACCATCATCATTTGTTACGTTAACAACAAATGGTAAATATGGGTTTTTAGTAACACCTGAATATTGGTTAACCATATTTAAACTTACGTTGTTAATATTAGTAACCTCAAACACTGGGTTTGTTGAATCTTCGTATGTTGCAATACCTCTTGATCTTAATGTTCCAACAACTAAATCGTCGAAGTTAGTGTAAGATGTACCTGTGTAGTAATAGATTGTACCATTAATAGTACCAGTGTAACAATTAACATTAACCGCAGTTGGTGTTGGTGTTGGTGAAGTTAAAGGTGTTGCCGTAGCACATGGATTAACCGCTGAAGGTGTTGGCGTTGGTGTGAACGCTGCCGTTGTTGTAGTTGTTACAGGAATCAAAGTTAAGTCATCAACATATGCGAAGAATGAAAAACCTGAGTAACTTCCACCACCATTATTACTGAATAATGAATAATACCATGGGTCGTTGTAAGGTGAAGCATAATCAGTTTCAGTACTTGAAACCGAAGGTACACCATAAACGTTAGTTTCGTTTGTGAATATAACCGATAACGCATCGTAATCAGGACCATAAATAGAACCGAAATATTCAATTGTGTTAGTTTGAGCAGTTAATGGACCAGCATCACTAAGGACATCAAAAATCATGTTATTGATTTGTGTTTGTACAGTAGATGTGTTTCCGTTAAATTGTTCAAAAGGAATAGTTAATAAATTTTCAATTTCATCAGGGAAATTAGTAGTGTATGTAATTGTTGTTTGGGAATTTGAACATCCCGTAAATTCTACACTATACGCTAATGTTTTGTAATCAGCCGGATCACAATAAGGTAAACAATCAACTAATTGTGGATCTTCACAATAAAAATCTACCGTTGCTGGATCTACGTTTGCTTGAGTTACGATAGACCAAGATGGTCCCGCATCATAACCTGAAAGTCCTAATATTCTTGTTACGAATAATTGATTAGATTGTTGTAAGTAAGATTTTGCAATGTAAGCCGCCTCATACTTAGGAATTTGTGTGTTTATGAATTTCTCTGCGGATGTACCTCCGAAGTAAGTTTGAAATTCATCATAACTTTTGATGAATATCGGTTCGAAAGCCGGACCTTTTAAAGTTTCACCCGCAATACCCAATGTGGTAACCCCCACACTTTGTGCTACGAAACTTAAATCCACTTCAGAAGTATATACACCAGGTGATACGAATACTTTACCGTTAGTTGCCATAATTTAGTTTATTTTTGTTTTTAATTTTATTTATTATATAAATATTGATAATTTTAGTAAAAACTTTACTTATTCGAAACTATTTATATTTTGGTAAGATTTTATTCTGCCTTTTTTCTACCTATGGATAAAGATACTAAGAAGATAAAAAACTTGAAGATTTCGGTCGAATCACACGAGGCTCTAAAGAAGTATTGTGATAAAAGAGGGATTAAAATGTATAAGTTTTTAGAGAACCTTATTTTTGAGAAATGTAAGGAAAAAAAGGATATATACGGGGAAGATTAAAGTAACTCTTCATTAAACACCAATGAAGCGGAATCACTATTATTAATCTTGTCAATTGTTACTTTAACAAGATCACCATTGTTGATTTGAACTTCACTAATATCATCACCATAATAATCATTATTTATAAAGACAGAATACGAAGATACGTTAACACTATCCTTAAATCTTAAATTAACGGTGTAATAAAATTTCTCCTCTTTTTCGGTAATGACACTTGAGTAAATAAAAGTAGATGTGGACGGAGAAAGAGGTTCTTCCTTTTTAGGTTTTCTCTTTTTTATTTTAGTGTCCGTTTCATACATTTGGAATATTCTTGTTACCGCAGGTTGTACCTCAAACTCATCTTCATCGATAAGGAATCCCATCATTGTGAATGTGTACTTTTGAATGTATACTTTTCTTTTTTCCAAATCCATTATTGATTCGTCAGAAATGTCATCATTTATGATTGGAATGTAATGTCCTTTAATAGTTTGGTATGCTTGTCTTGATGCGAATTTTTCTAATACAACTTGATTGAACTTATTTAATTCTCTCATTCTATTACAAACAATTGCAACGGTATATTTGATATCAACAGGAACAGGTTGAGGGATTTTGTATATATCCATCCCATGACGTTGCCCATCCCAAGTTGGTACCTTAGCGTAATAATATAATCTCCTGTTAGGAATGTTATACATAACTGCCGGGTTATTACCATATTTAACTTCAGGTGTTCTGATTACCGTAATAAATGGGGGTTCAACATTCTTATCAATATTTTCAAAGTTCCAAGTCTCAACAAACTGAGACCAATTTTGAGTTGTTATTAAAATATCAACCATGGGAACGGTCGCACCTTCAACAACGGTTTTAAGTCCGTCTTTAACAAAATCTAAAAATCCTCTATCTAAATCGGCGTGTAATAAACTTTTAGGTAAATAAGTACCATCCTCCGAAATCATATCGGCAATCTCATGTCGTCTAGGAAGAAGTGTCTTCTTAGGTATTAATGATAGATCTTTCTTTATTTTTTTAGGTAACCCCATATTAGTTTATTAAAAATATTTTATCTTTAATGTTAATCATTTCTATTTCGTTTGCCTTATAAATTGGTTCTTCCGTGCTTTTCACAACGAAAGTATCGTATTTGTAAGGGTTATAAGTTATCACTTCATTTGAATCTGGTTCAGGAATATCATCACAAGGGAACTCACAATAATCATCCAAATAACCAATCACAAATGCGTGAACGTTTTTTCTTTGTTCGTTTCTAACTTTTTGTTTACCACCTTGTCTAACTCTAAATTCAACATCCGATAATCTTAAATAGTCAGCCTTTAACATAACAAGTCCTTTGTAGGTAACTGAAAACGTGTGTCTATGTAAGTCATAATAACACATTACTTTTTTACCTATCAGATCGTTAATTTTATTTTTTAACAATTCTTCTTGTTCCTCAGTTATTATTATTTTCATAACCCCCTAAATTCATTTGGTCCAACAGGAGCCGCAATTATTGTTCTGTAAAAAGGTTTATATCCTTTATAAGTATGTTTAATATCCGAAGTGACACGACCATCGTTAACGACCGTATAATATCTCACAAAACTTTCCGTATCGTAGTAACCAACATAATCACCAAATTGAATGTCGATTTCTAATTCCTCTAAAGTTTTCAAATAAACTGACATTGTAATATTACCTGGCTCAACCTGATCCATTTTAGTGGAACCTAAGAATTTATTCTCAGGTGTTGCAATTGCAACATATGCATTGAACTCAACAGGGGGTAAAAATTTAATTCCATCTTTAACCGTCTCACCGTAAACATCATCAATTTTAGTTTTGGTTTTATCAACTCTATAAAGAACACAAGTGTAATTCATATCACCAATTAACCATTCCTGACCCATCTCAACCTCAAGGTTAAAATCGTTTTCACCAAAAAATTTACCAAGTCTTGTTATAGGAACTCTATTCGCCATTTTGTCGTATTTATTGATAAATATCTTTTTTATTGTTATTTTTATAAAAAACAAAATTTTGGAAGTTACCCCGACATTAATAGAGCATAAAGCTTTGTCCTTATTGGACTCGTATTCGGGTGCCAACAATCATATATTGTATCTAAAAACAAAGAAAGAAACTAATAAAAAGTTTTATCCTACAAGAACTCAAGCGGACTACATTGTAAATTATTATGATACGGTTCCTAAGGTTGCTCGTAAGTGGGTTGACCTTGACACTTATTTTGCAAAGAAGTTTGCTGAAGAAAGATATCTAATGGAAACTCCTGAAAAAATCTACATTGAGAAGTTATTGGTAGAGAAAGAAAAGTCATATCACATTTGGGGTAAATTTTTTGATAAAGATCCCTTAACTGAATTTTGGGTTCCGAAATCATCTTTAATTAAAACCCACAATGTTGAAAAGGTTGATATTGATTACACAAAGTATGATCACCGACCTCCATTAGCACATCAAAAAGAAGCGGTAGAAAAATTAGCAGGATCAAGACGATTCATTCTTGCTGACGATATGGGTCTTGGTAAAACAACCGCCACAATTATTGCAGCATTAGAAACGGGAGCAAAGAAAATATTGATTATATGTCCAGCATCATTAAAGATTAACTGGCAACGTGAAATTGAAAATTATTCAGATAGACCCGTATATATTGCAGAAGGAAAGAAATTTTCAACTGAAGCTGATTTTGTTATCGTTAACTATGATATCCTAAAAAACTTTCACGATATGAAAGATAAAGGTAAGTCATTATTGAATCAATCTAATTTTGAGTTGGTTATATTAGATGAGGCTCACATGATATCGAACCCACAAGCCCAAAGAACAAAAATTATAAATCATTACGTTAAGGACATTAAAAGAGTTTGGTTATTAACAGGAACTCCAATGACATCTCGTCCAATGAACTATTATAACTTGTTAAATATTATTGAGTCTCCTGTCGCTCAGAATTGGATGGCTTACGCTATTCGTTATTGTCAGGGGTATCAATTTATGGCGGGTAAAAGAAAGGTTTGGAATGTAACGGGGGCTTCTAACTTGGAGGAATTACGTGATCGAACATCAAAACAAATTCTTCGTAGATTAAAAGAAGATGTGTTAGATCTTCCTGATAAAATTATTTCACCTGTTTATCTTCGTTTGAAATCAAAAGAATATGAAGAACTAATGGGGGAATATTACGATTGGTTTGACAATAAAAAAGATGAATCATCTTCTCTTACCGTTCAGTTTTCAAAACTAATGAAGGTGAGAAAAGTTATCGCAAATGAGAAAACAAAACAAACCATTGAGTTTGCGGAGAACATTATTGAACAAGGTAAGAAAGTTATAATCTTCACAAACTTTACTGATACATTACAGACAATTTATCAACACTTTGGTAAACAAGCGGTTTATTTAGATGGTAGTTGTTCTAAACCTCATCGTCAAAACGCAGTTGATGAGTTTCAGGAAAACGATAAGATCAAAGTTTTTGTGGGTAACCTTAAAGCCGCAGGTGTGGGTTTAACATTAACTGCCGCTGAAGTTGTTATTATGAATGACCTATCATTTGTACCGGCAGAACACGCACAAGCCGAAGATAGAGCTTATCGTTATGGTCAAAAATCAAATGTTCTCGTTTATTACCCATTGTACGAAAATACAATTGAAGGTGCGGTATATGACATCCTTAATCGTAAAAAAGAAATCATCAGAACCGTAATGGGTGATGAACAACCTGAAAATGTTGGTGACGTAGTTGAGGAAATCCTTAGTTTAATTAACAAGAGAAGGTAAATCTTTTTGTTATTGATAATATTTATCAATAATGAAAGTAAGTATCAAACGTACAAAATCAGGACTTGATCCTAAATATAACGAATTAATTCACTCCTTTATTAAATTCTTACAAAAGAACTATCAATTAGAGGATGATATTACCGTTGAGTTTTTAGGTGAGAAAACCGATGGTATGTCTACAGGTAGTCATCACCCCCAAAACGGTATTAAAGTCTTAACTGATGGTAGATTGAATCGTGATATAATGAGAACATTAGCTCACGAATGGGTTCATGCTTATCAAAGAAATGTTCTTAAAAGAGAGAAAGGTCCAAATATTGGAGGTCAAAACGAAGATGAAGCTAACGCTTATGCTGGTCGTTTAATTAAAATGTTTGAGGATGAAAATCCTCAATTTAGTGAATTTGTCTTTGAAGGTTTTAAAGGGATTAAAAATAAAATTAATTTAATTAATGAACAAATTTTAATATCCGAAAAACAAAATATCAAAAAAGATTTTTTAATGGAGATGAAAAAGATTGGTATTGAAAAATTACCATATTCATATTCATCAATGAAACAATTTGTGGATCCTGAAACTATGGACATCCACTATAACAAACATTATAAAGGTTATGTAAAAAAATTAAACGACGCACTTTCAAATAAGAAAGGTGATGTTGAATTGGAGGACATAATTAAAAACATTAGTAAGTACGACACTAAAGTTAGAAATAATGCTGGTGGTGCCTTTAATCACGCATTGTTTTGGAAAATGTTAAGTCCGTCAAAACAAAAACCAAGTGGTGAGGTTTATGAGAAAATTAAAAAACAATATGGTAATATCAAAAAATTAAAGGACGAATTTAATCAGACGGCTAAAGATCAATTTGGTTCAGGTTGGGCATGGTTAATTTTAACTAAAAATAATAGATTAAAAATTATATCCACACCTAATCAGGATAACCCACTAATGAATGTTATTAAAGATGGTGGATACCCACTATTAGGTCTTGATGTATGGGAACACGCATATTACTTAAAATATCGTAATAAACGTGACGAATACATTAATAACTTTTGGAATCACGTTAATTGGGAATTTGTCAACGAACTATATTTGTTAAGAACAAAACAATAAGATATTTATAAATAAAAATCATATGTCAATAATAAGCGAACCAGAAAGAAGTGATCTATATAAAAAAGTGAAACACGTTTTAGGTGCACCACTTAGAAGTATAGAATTGGAAGAGGAACAAATGGACACTCTTCTTGAATTTTCTATTGACGAATATTCACAATATATACAGGATTGGTTAACTGAATCTCAGTGGACTAATTTATATAATTTAAACATGGACACTCAATCGTTATCAAAAGCGTTCACAACAAGAAGTTTAGATTACGAAACACGATACACTTACGCTTACTCTAAGATTGTAGGTTTACAAGCGGGTGGGGACTCTGTATTGAAAAAAGATTTTATTCAATTAGTACCTAACCAACAAATATACGAAATACCTGAAAACAGAGAACTTAATGAGTTGTTATGGTTTACACCACCAACAATGAATAATCTAATGTTTGGTTCAGGATTTGGTTTTGGTGAATTCGGTGGTGGTATCGGAGGAGCTGGTGGTTTCGCTCAAATGGGTAATATGGCAGGAAGTTATTTTATGATGCCGGCATTTGATATGTTATTAAGATTACAAGAGATTAATATACAAAAAAGAATTATCGCAGGTGATTTAACTTATAGAGTTACCGCATTACCTGGAGGTAAAAAGGCGGTTCACTTAATGAATACACCGGGAGGTAAATTTGACTTTGGTAATTCTACGTTAATGAAAGGTAGAGTTTGGTATTGGTATTATGATGTAGGTCCTGAAGATAGAGACGAATGTTTAAAAAACAATCCTGATATTATTAAATTACCATCTGATGTTCCTTACGATAAAATTAGTTGGACTGATCTAAACAACCCATCACAGATTTGGGTTAGAAGATGGTTTATTGCATACTGTAAAGAAACATTGGCAAGAGTTAGAGGTAAGTTTAGTGGTAATCTTAAAACACCTGATGGTGATTTAACTATGGATTACGCTGCATTAGCGACCGAAGCTAAAGATGAAAAAACAAAATTGATTGATGAATTGATTGGCGCTGAAGGTAGATTAACAAGATTAAAACCTGAAAAGGTAATGGAACGAGAAGCGTTAATCGCAGAAAACTTAAACAAATCACTTAAGTTTAGAGCCATGCCAAGACAAATATACGTTATTTAATATGCCAATAATTAAACAAATACCAATAAGAAAAACTATAATGAAAAAGAATATCGTTATTGAAGACAGAAATGAATACGACAATTTAATTTTGTTAGAAGACAACTACACCACTAATGGTGAGGATTTGATTATTGTTAAAACAATTGGTGGATCAGAAATAATTTTGAATTCTGAAACCACCAATCGTATTGTTATAAAATCATTAGTTAGTGTTTTAGTAAAACCTAACACAGGTAGAATTGATGAGGAGTGGGATGAACTATTATTGGAAAAAGGAGCTTGTGTTCAATTCCAATTTGTTCAGGGTAACTGGTATATCCTATCTTCAGACGGGTTGAAGATGTCATAAACCCTCATCACACGAACTCTTCCCAACCTTCTTCTGCTAATTCATACATATAGTTTGGGTCAATACCAACTGATTCCCAAAACTCAACTTCACCTTGTTCCATTTTGATTAAGTTTTCATAAACATCATCTTGATCTTCAGGACTAAATGGTTTTCCATTTATTAATTTACATTGTTCCGTTGTGTAAAAACCTCTATCTTCAGGATTTTTAATTAATAACGTATCTCTAACCTCATCATCAAAAACAATTAATAATGGTTCTACTCGTTTATTAAATGTTGCAATTGCTCTCTGAATATTATATTCACCTAACATTTCAGGATTGTTTTCTAAATCTGAAGGATCAATACGATAGCAGTTCAATTCAATATGTGAACCAAGAACCGGCATTTTACCATGTTTCTCAAAATATGCATCCTTATCTTTTTTACTCATCTTCTCGTTAACTTTTTGAACGTCTCCGTTAGATGCCTTTGTTCCATTGTTAACATATAGAATCATATCACCAAGATTTGCTTGGATCCCATCTCTAATAAGAAGTTCCATATGAGCCATTCGTGAGTTAAGGTTACCCGCCTTAGTCGTTTGTTTACTACGTTTAATGTAATCCTCAATAGATAATTTAACTTTTGATTTAGATGCAATCTCAGCTAATGGAACTCTTTGATCAAATATCTTTTGTAAGTATTCGTAGTACCACTCAATAAATTCTTTACCCTCACCTCTAAGTAATTGTTTAACACCTTTGTCCAAAAACTTCTCAATGTATTTTGGCATCTTCTTGGACTTAATACTATTACCTGTTAGTTTAACTTTACCATTGTGTTCCATTGTTGCGTAGTTCTTACGAGCCAAGTTAATACAAGAATCCCACGTTCCATCACAATCAAGTCCCATTTCACCTTTCATAAAGATATCGTTAAACTCAGCAACATCAGCATCATACCCACGATATTCTTTACCTTCCTTAACCAACCAATTTTTTCCTTTACCAATATAAACTCTATCGTCAACACCACCATCAGGTAATGAGAAGTTCATACCATCGGTATCGCATACCAAAGGGCTATATCCTCTCTTACTAAAGAAGTTTAACATTTGTCTTAAGTATTGTCTACCCGTACAAGTGATCTGTTCTCCCATATCAATATCCCCCCACGGAAACACTTGTGGTGCTGATAACGATCCGAAGAATGCGTTGATGAAGATCTTAATCGGTAATTGTTTACGGTCATAAGATGTTGATTTCTTCTTATCAATATCTTTGTATTCGGCAGCTAAATTCTTGTACATGATACGAGAGTTACGGAAGTAAGTTAATAACCCCTTCATTGCTCCCGTTATATCACACTCAGGGAACACGTCGTGAACTAACTGAATGGATGGGTATAGTGAAGAGTAGTCAAGCTTAAGTACGTCCTTAGAGTACCCTACTTTAAGTAATCGTGATAGACCACCAACAAAACTTCTTCTTTCTTCTTTCTTGGGGATAGCCAAACCATATTTGTATGACCAAGCTAACATTACCATTTTCCATAATGTTGCGGTACCCATCGTAGATGCACGTTCATATGTTGTTGGAACTAATGATGCTAATAGAAACGTCGCTTGGTTGAACTCGTCATCCACAATCAACGTTTCCTCAAGGTCATCGTCAAGATAACGCTCAACAATGTCGTCCCCCGTTGTTTTAAGATATACGTCACCTCGTCTCACACAAATGTCATCCACCTTTGGGTCAATACCAACTTTTTTGTATTTACCATTTTCGGTATTTAACCAATACTCATCCTTTTCTGCATACATAGGACCGATACTTGTGTGGTCAATGTAGATACGATCGGGAGCTTCAGCATCAATATACTTCGTGATATACTTCAAACCTGCCTCTTTAATGTTTGAGTTGATGGCTTGTGATCTACGAACTGAGTGGATAATATCAATTACGTTATAACCCCACATCTGAACTTGGTTGAATCTCTCAACCTCATTCGCTAATTTCAACATTGATTCCTTTTGGGAAATTGTTTTCTTAGCGTTCATTGATATTGCAATCTTCTTAATATCTAAATGGAGTGCCTTACATCTTTCAAAAATCCAAAACCAGTCGAAGTTTGCTGAATTGTAACCCGCAATGATTGATGGTTTAAGTTGATCTATTGTTTTAAAGAACTCCACAAGACCTGCTCGTTCCTCATCTTCGTTTGAACATTCAATAACTTTTTGGAAACCTTTATTTGTTTTCATCCCTATCATGAATATACGACCGTCTTTTGGTTCTAACGCGGTCGTCTCAAGGTCAAATACAAATCTCGTAATGTCGTTGTATTCCTCAAACCCTTTGAACAATCGTTTCTCTTTTGAGATGAGGTATT